CATGTCTCTTTTATCTTGAGACACAATCTCGTGAATGACAGCATAGTCATACATGAGACCCCACAGGATTTTCAAGGTTTTAAGTGTGGGAGTGTTTTTGCCGGAGCTATCGACGACACTTTGCAGGTGATCCAGTTTGATGTCAACAAATCTCATTTTCCACAGGGGTTTCGATGTGTTAAAAGCAGCCTTATAACCATTCGTGTCCTTGATTTTTTCAAAATGGATTTCTGACCAATTCTCATACACTTCCTCGAAAGTAATAGTTGCATGGTGCAAATCAAAGGGGTCTTTGTTATATTCCGCTAATGCGGTGAGAGCCTCTTTGCGTGTCGGGTAATATCCGACGGTTATATATAATTGATTTTCCGGTTATAGGGTCAATTTCCCACCCTTTTGTCTTTTTTGCTACATAGGGATTTCGTCGGTTTCCGGATAATTTATAGACCGACCCGAACCCGTTCGGTAGTTTCATAAAATCACCATCCTAAAAAAGAGTATAAAAAATAAAACCAATGCAAAAAGCACGGTTTTATGATAGAATGGTGTTTGCAGGAACATTCTGTCGGTGCTTTTTGCAGGAGCATGAGACGGAGGTTTCACAAAGGCGATTCACGTTGCAGCGTGGGTCGTCTTTTTTGTTGTGCATTATTCATTTGCACGGCGTTCTTTTGCGACTTTTCTATACTTGCGACCAATGACGACACATGCGACACCGACCACAACAGCAATTATTCCGGCAACCGGAACAGCAAGCAATAGAATCAATCCTAAAAGTGCAAGGACAGCACCGAGAACAATCATGAGGATTCCGCAAACACTGTATGTATTTGCAGAGTATTCCTTTTTCTGCGGTGCATTTGTTGAACTGGATGCAGCAGGATTTCCGTTTGCAGCCGTCAATCCTTTTGCAATGTCGGACACGCCGACGGTAGTTCTGTTATACACTGCGTTGTATGCTGCCTTTTTCGGGTCGTTGACGATTCCCATTCCCTTTTTACCATAAAGGGGATTGACCGCCTTTTTGACCTGCCGTTTGACTTTTCCTGTTGTTCTTGCCTTAATGCTTTTCTTGATGTTTGGTTTTCTGACACCGTATTTCATGAACACACCTCCGTTTCTTTATAAAATCAACATTCTGTAAACTTTCCTCAAGAGAGGAGGTGAGCAGAATGAAAATCCTTGTGTGGGAAGTGAGAACCTCAAAAGGGTTCACATTGATGGAGTTATCGAAGAAATCCGGAATCGGAAAATCTACGATAAACAACATCGAAAATGGTAAGGTGTCACCGACATTGTTTCAACTTGAAATGATAGCGATTGCATTAGGCGTGAACATCACCGACCTGTTTGAATCCGAATACAAATAATTGTACCATAATGCAGCGGGATTCCGGCAGCAGGAGGAACGATTTCCATGATTATGGAAATCAACCTCGATATTTCCACAATCATGGAAATATATGATACAATGCAATTCGGAAAGGGGGTGGTGTCTCCCTTGAATTACAAAGAGGCTATTGTCGAAATAGTCGGAAAGATACACAGCGAATGCATCCTCAAGAGGATATACAAATTCGTGTTGTATCTCTACACCCATGAGACTGGCAGTTGAAAGACTGTCAGTCTTTTTTTGATGCAAATAAATCTATGATTCTTTGAAATGCTGCGATGTCCTCGTCGCTTGCCTCAAGTAGTGCCTTGAAAAGATTCTTGCGGGCATCGTCCTCACCTACCATGATGCGGTCAATTCTTTCGATGAAATCGTCGTCAGTATCAACGAACATCTCACCGTCACCAGTAGTCAACCATATATAATCAACATTAAATTCACGGCAGATTGATTTGATAACCTGTTCGGTGATATTACGACCGCCACTCTCTAATAGAGAAATAGAACTCCCTTTCATTCCGATTCGTTCTGCGAAAGCATCTTGAGACAATTTCAAAGTTTTTCTCAATAATTTCAATCTTTCATTCATGAGTTATTCACCTCCTGTGAGACGAATATAACACAAAAACTTTGCAGAGTAAAGAAAAATAATAAAAAAGAGTTGACAATCTTTGCACAGTAAAGTATTATGATTGCAGAGCAAAGAAAACAGGAGGTACAAAACAATGACACGACAGGACTTAGTAAACAAATCAATAGACAAATTAAACACAGTAAAAGAGGCTCTTGAGTTGATAGAAATTCTCGAATATGACGAATGCATCGCAGTTTTGACAGGAACAAAGAATCTCCCATATAATCATAATAATCTTGATATTTGGGAACATTAAACCAATCAGATGACAATAGATAGATATAAACCAAATCGTAACCAATAGGATCTAAAAGCCGTCTATATTCTCTGATTTTGAATGGGAATGTTGCGAGTTTTTCATCAACTGAACCACTAGTGCGCTGAAATTTTTTTTCAATAATGTAAACAGTTTTATCAATTTCATTTATAAAAGCTTCATCAGGCTTCCATCGTTTGGAGTTGATGGCTCGGTCATTAATTCCATTTTGTCTCAAAAATATTGTAGAAAATTCATCTTGATTTATAGAGTAACCTAGTAACTGGTTTCTATCATATACTTCAAAATGATTGGCAATGATAAATCCGGCATTTTGTAATGCTGTATTTAGGGATGTTGTTTGTTCGAAATGGAGTCCATTTCTATTGGTGTTAGCTCCGCCACCAAAGCGATTAGCTTGTCTTGGCATTTGTCTCCTCCTCCTTAAAAAAGTCATTGATTTCAACATTGAGTACATTTGCAATCTGATTAAGTACAGATATGGAAAGACTTTTATCACAACCAGAAGCTTCAATTTTAGAAAGATAACTGATACTGATTTGAGCCTTTTCTGCAAGCTGCATCTGTGTTAAATTAGCTTGTTGTCTATAATATTTTATATTTGAACCTATAGTACGATATAGGTCAGTATCATTATTAAAATGCATAGCTATACCTCTTTCACTATTTGTGAATATTATCTCATGCTATGAACAAGATAAAAATTCACTTATTGTGAAAGAAAAAAGAGATGGCTTTTTTAACTGAGTTGAGGTAAACTTATATATGATTGATGGAAGGTGGGGATTATAATGGATTCATTTCAAGAAAAATATGAATATGATAAATTTGTAATAGAGACAGCACATAAGATTCAAGAGATACAACAGGACTTTAATAACCTTTCTGATGAAAATAAAATTAAGTTTCAAAATGATGTTATGAGAGCATTCATGATAAAAGGTATCGAGGGTGTTTCAGAATACTTCAGCCAATGGAAATGAAAAGGGGGCATGACTTATAAGTTTACAACCAAATAATTTCAAGCTTGAACCAACAACAGTCTGGTCGTTTCCAGACAGAGGAAGTTGGGCAACGCATTCAGGAAAGTATCGGGGAAATTGGTCACCATATGTACCAAGAAATCTGATACTTCGATATTCTAAACCAGGTGACTGGATTTTAGATCAATTCATGGGTAGTGGAACCACACTGGTTGAGGCAAAACTACTAGGTCGTAATGCGGTAGGTATAGATATTAATCCGCAGTCAGTTTCAATTTCAGAAACAAATTTACAATTCCAATGTGATACAAGTTCAAAAATATATATACGAGAGGGAAATGCAGCAGAATTGCATTTTATCAAAGATGCTCATATAGATTTTATCTGCACTCATCCACCATATGCTGATATCATAAAGTACGGAGAAGGCATAGAAGGGGATATTTCCATGTTGGGAGTAAAGTCATTCATAGATGCAATGGATAAGGTGGCATATGAAGCATATCGTGTGTTGAAAAAGGGAAAGATGTGTGCTGTTATGATTGGTGAT